TCACTAACTGCTGGATATAAATTTCTAACTATAGCTTTGTAGTCATTACCAGTTACTGCTCTATTCTGTGATCCAAAGAACTTAGGAGCATTGAATTTAATCTTATCAATACTTTCAATTGCTGCTCCACCACTAGCATTTTCAACAGTAGTAAGATCTGTAACACCAAATGGATGTGAAATCTTATTCCCACCATCATCTCTTAATACACCATTGAATCTAAATGTCTTTACTCCATTGGTAGCATCACCATTTGTTGTTACGTAACTTATATCAACTACTTCACCATCATCAAGCTTTCTACCAATAACACCATCACCAAAGAATAACTCATATCCCTCATCTTCTATTTCATTAACGAAGAAAACCTTGTCTGTAGATCCTATTTCTAATATATTATTTGCTTGTTCATAAGTATCATAAACAGTTGAAGATCCAGATGCATATACTCTAACTCTAATTGTATTAGTATCAGCAGATGAATTATCAATTACAAACCTTTGATCTGATACTACATTTTGAACAACAGTTCTCGTATTAATTAAAGATCCTTCATATATGGGAACATTAGTCCAAGTTGCAACTCTATTATTAACCTCAGTTCTATAATCCTCTGCTACAACAAATCTATAAAGAGATCCATCGTAGTTAGTAATAAATCCACTACCAGCTTCAAATACAACGGTTTCTGGTGCAAGGTTACTAAAGGTTACTTCCAGATCAACTACTGCTTTTGGTGCAGTAATAGACTTTGGAGTATAACCCAACTGCTTTGCCAGAGACACCACATTGTCCCTGAGAGTAGAGGAATCAAGGAACAGTTCATTCACTACCATATTGGTATTGAACGCCGTGTAGTACGTATTATATGCCAATACGTCAAGCATATTACTTAGTACGGAACCTTCAAAGTCATAGTCCGTAAAATCTGACTGTGCTCTCATATAGTCCTTGAGAGCTGTCTTAATATCAGCGAAGTCTAAATTGTTTACTTGGGTATATGGCATTATCTCGTCCTTGCAAGGAAGAAGTCTACATTGACTGGTGGATTATCTGTACCTCGTATTTCGTATGTCATCTCAACATCAAATCCATTATCATCAAAGTTTGGAGTAGCTTCCAGACTCAGTACTCCTATACGTGGTTCAAATTTCTTTATGGTTGATACTATATTACTCTGGATTGCTGCTGCTGTAGCAAAATCCATAGGTTCAAATAAAAATCTTCTAAGATCACTGCCGTACTCTGGTTGATATACACGCTCACCCTTATTGGTCATCAATAAATTTACAATTGACTGCTTAATAGCAGAAGCATCCTTACTAACAACTAAGTCATTAGTAACAGGATGCTTCTTAAATGTAATATTAATGTCCTTGAAGGACAACGTGGCCGCCATTTACCGACAATATACGAAGTCAGTTATATTTAGCGACTTTATTCTACTTTATAAAATGTATAGCACAGAAATAGCTCCTCACCCTTCTTAATATCCTTAATAGTCTTCATATGATAGATATCACCCCATTCTTGGTCATCCAACCATTTAACACAATTAGGGTCATCAGAGTGATTCACAAAACCTCCTAATGGAGTTCTCATAATCTCCTTATCCACTACCACATGGGATATACCAAGATACATCATAGCAGGTATGTCTTCTTTCGCAAAAAGACCTTGACCTGCTATGGGACTGTTTTTTATATGTAATTCTTTAGGTAGTGCCTGATAAGTCACTTTCCTTGTCCTCTATACCGCTTCCTTGCTTTATTACGTGAGGTTGCGGAAAGCTTTGTATTCTTAGACGATCCTTGTCTTGTAGTCTTAGGTTTTGCAGGGATATAGTTCCCATCGTTGTATAGTGCCATGATAATCTCAAACTGGTAATATTATAGCATAGATTCGTCACATGTAAACACTGTGACTTCCAAAAAGTACATTTCCACCTGGAATCAAAGGAGCACCCTGTTTTGCAATCATCTTACCATTAACTATAATACGAGGATTACTTACATCAGCAAGTCTATCAGAATGTGGAGGTGGAGGCGGTAGTAAAGGAGCAGTGTGTTCTACAAATTCATCTCCATTACGATGAACCTCTCTTCCATTTACAAACACATCAGGAGAATATCCTAATCCACCTGGTTTTGGTTGAGGTATAGGATGTACGTCATGATTTGCATACATTCCTGGAAAATGTAATCCTATTGGTATTCCTGCCATTAGTCTGCAATGTAATTTGGGTCATCTCGGCGTTTGATGCCAGCTCTATTTAGAAGGAACTCTGTACGCTCTGCCATCTTAGTACCGTTGAAACGTACAGGAAGGTAGAAATACCATATATTGCTTGCTAAGAACGCTCCATAGGTCTCTGCTGCATTCTGAGAGGCATCCTTCCACCATGCTTGCGTTGTACCAGGCATAACATCAGGAACAACTATGACTTCTGCTGCTGCTTTTATCGTATATACAACAGTATCCAACTCAGAAGGTTTATACGTTAACATTTGCCCCATACCAGGAACAATTGGTTGATCTCCAGTCGCAGTTACAGTTACAGTATCATCACTTAGATACTTCGTATACTTATCCCACATAGTATTACCATAGGTACTAGAAGCACTTACATCAGTATTGAGCCATTGCCCATATGCATTATCTGCTGGAACAACGTAATGTTCAAAATTATTAGGTAATCCACCAGGAGTATCATCAAACTCTAATTTTCCTTTGTTCGGAGTCTCGGCGTTACGGCGTATCCACAACCCATCACTTCTTATCCTCCAAAACTCCTTATAATTTGCTATATCCTCTTCAGTTACTTCATTATCCGTTTTAATCCCACTAAAGTAATTATATGCTTGACCTCTCATCTGAGGTTGTTCATATGACTCACCATTTATTGCTTGTATCTCTTGATCATAAAAAGCATATTCTGTGAAACTCCCAGAAAGCTCAGCAATACCGACATAACCTAGCGTTAACGCACTGGATGTCATATTCTGGGTAATCGTTATACCTGGATCAATGCAACCACCGCTTCCAGCAAGTTGAGTTGTATCATCTATCCCAACCGAATTGGATCCCCAGAACCTCTGTTGCATCTGATCATCCCACTGGGTTTGCTCCCAAGGTGGAAGATCACTTGACTGTCCTTGTATTCCATCTCTTGGCCAAAGATCTACTCTATCAATACTTACCTTAAGTTTAACAATCCTCTCATCTTCAAATGCTGGTAACATCCATATCTGAGTGTCACCTATTTCTTCCCATGTCATCCAAGGAGCAGTTTGACTATTAAACCCTAAGTTAAATAACTGCCACTGTGCATCATGATTCTTGGGATAGAATCTGCCAGCATAGAATGGCACACCATTCTTTTCGCATAATGCACTTAATGCAGCTGCATCCTTGGTTTCAACAGGACCAATACCACCCATCGTGTATGCATATACATTAATCAGTGGTAGTGCCATTTAACAGTTCCTCTACTGAATTATGTAGATAGTCAAGCGTCTCAGAGATCTTCTCATGAGTCTCCGACATCGGACGCTTGTACATCAATTGAGGTGCTTCTAAGCGAGAAGTCCTCTGCTCTAGGTGTGTCAATCTGTCGGACAACTGTTGGAGATGCTCGTTCAACTGCTTTATGATCAATTGCTTGTCTGCTCTCTGCATCTCTTCCTGAGAATCTGAGTGCTGCTCCTGATTCAAATCCATCGCAAAATTCCTCAAAGTTATCTAATATATGTTGATAGTTATTATTCATGAATAAGATCCTTTAATTCTGGTGGTCCATCAGCGTCATTGGAAGGTCTTCCGAATCTTACTGTTTCCTCCAATTTATATAACGCATCTTCCAAAGCTTTGATTCTCTTATCATCATCTTGGATTCTCTCTGCGAGTTTCTCTAGGTATTCTGCCATCCTACTGATCTGTGCGTCATGCACATGCACAGCATACTTTGGATCCTCCATAAGTTGCTTGTGGGCGTTTTCTTGTTGCTCGTCTTTTTTGGTCATTTTTTACCAGGAAAATTTTTCTCAAATTCTAGCACAGAACTTTTCATTTTGCAAATAGTCTGTAAAGATATTTAGCGAGACGTATCAACATGTCAATGAACTCAGAGAATGCATTATACTTCTTTTTCCTTTTCCCTGAAGTTCTTTGTGGGCGTTTTTGTGACCTTATGTATTTCTTCTCAGACCTCTCTTTCCTTTTCCTCTGATAGCTCTGAGTGTTATATCTCCCACGTGTGGTGGCAGGATGTAGTCGTTGACCTTTTCTCATAATTTTTTATGGCGAAATATTTATATGTCGTTGGGATACTTTTGCAGACTTGCATATCGTTAGGAGTCCCACTCGGCATCACCCCACGCACCGCAACCAACAAAAAACCCTGCCGTGTCGGGCAGGGTGTG